GGAATAGACGCTCAAATTATGATGGCTAAGATTCAATTGTTTGATCGAGGTGTTATAGCTAAAACTGACTTACGCGATGGTTTGCGTAAAGCTGGCGAGATCGACAGAACAGATGAAGAAATTGATGCTGATGCCGAAGCTATTAGTCCTGTTGAATGAGTAGCAATCACGGCCTAATAGACGCTTTAACTCTTCACCAAATATTAATTGAAAGGTATTCAAAGGGCGAGGCAAAAAGGTTATTAAAGTATTTAACAAGGCTTTCAACGCAACTAAAAAACACTATTAGCTCAGAATATGAGCGTGTAAGGGCTGTTACATTAGCCCGTCAAGTAGAGCAGATCACTAAAACATTTTTGAAAGAATACGGCGATGATATGTTTGTTGGTTTAAAAGAATTTGGGAAGGCAGAGTCAGAGTTTGCGAGGCAAGCATTGCTAGCTACAACAGCGGCCGAAGTTATTGCCCCTGCGTCAATTAGACAAATACAAGCATCAATCACTAAAGCCCCGATGAAGCTAATCAGCGGCAAGACAACCAATAAGATCACAATTGATCAGGCCATCAAGACGTTTACAATTAGTCGAGCAAGAGAAATAGGCCAGATTGTACGCGATGGCTCCTTATTAGGCAGGACATCAAACGAGATAGTTAAAGAGGTTACAAGTCTAGTCAAAAACAAGACCACGCGCCAAGCTGAGGCACTCGTAAGGACATCAACTAATCATATTGGTAGTCAAGCAAGGTCAGCGACATATAAGGCCAATGATGACGTTATAATCGGCGAAGAATACATTGCTACACTGGATAGTCACACAACAATTTCATGTTCAAGTTTAGATGGTCAGATTTATGACATAGGCAAAGGCCCAATGCCTCCAATACATTGGAATTGTCGAAGCGTTCGCTCACCTAAAGTAAACCCAGAGTTTAATCTAGGTTCTGAGATAGTCGGCGAACGCGCAAGTATAGATGGGCCGGTATCAGGTGATGTGACATACGGCGGCTTTTTAAAGCGTCAGAATAATGCCGTACAAGACGAAGTGTTAGGCATTGAAAGAGCTAAATTATTTAGAAGCGGCAAATTATCAATAGGTAAGTTTACCGATGATAGCGGAAAAGTTTATACTTTAGACAGGCTGAAGGAATTGAACCCTTTGGCATTTAATCGTGCTAGTAGCACATAAACGGTCAGTGACCAGGTAATACAATGAGCGAAGAACAGACAGCAGAAGAACTAGCAGCAGCCAACGAAGCGGCAACAGTAGCAAATAACCTTGAATGGCAAGGTAAGCTTGACGCTATCATTGCAGACAACGAAAGGCTAACTGCTAAGATTACGGAATCAAACAAACACACTAAGGCTGCTGAGACTAAAGCGGCCAAGGAAGAAAAAGAAAGGCTTGAAGGCGACAAGAACTTTGAGCAGCTATACAAAAGCTCGGAATTAGAGCGTGAAGCGTTAAATCAGCAAATTACAGAAGGTAATTTAAAGGCAGCATCAACAAGCGAAGATAATGCGGCTATGGCGTTAGCTAATGAGTTGACGAAAGATACCAAACGTGCTAGATTACTAGCAAAAGAGTTAAAGGGCCGTCTAAAATATATGGATGACGGTATTAAAGTAACAGATGTAAACGGGAACTTGACCGTGTCAACTCTCGCAGATTTAAAATTAGAAGTACAGAAAAACCCAGACTATGATTTTTTGATAGATGGTGTTGATTCCAGTGGAGGCAGTGCTTCCGGAAGCAATAACAGCGGCAGTGCCAAGAAAACAATTACACGTGCAGAATTTGAGGCACTTAATCCGGCATCTCGCATGAGTTTCGCGAAAGAAATGAAAGCAGGTAAAGCCGAAATCATCGATTAATTATAGGAACTAAAATGGCTGAAAATACAATTACGGCACTCGTGCCAGATATCTATGAAGCATTAGACATAGTATCACGCGAACTGACTGGAATGATCCCAGCAGTATCTATGAACGCATCCGCAGCAACCGCTGGTATCAATCAAAACATTCGTGTTGACGTTGAGCCTGAAGGCAACATTGGCGATATTACGCCAGCTATGACCATCCCTGACCCAACTGGTCAAACATCTGGATCTGTTGATATTAAAATTACCAAGTCACGTGCTGCGGAATTTGGCTTTATTGGCGATGACCAAATGAAGCTTAACACAGGCCCAGGCTATCCAGGCGTTCGCGCTCAAAAGATTGCACAAGCAATCCGAAAGGTCGTGAATGAAGTTGAAACTGATCTATGTGGTCTTTACTCTACAATGAGTCGGGCAGTAGGAACAGCAGGAACAACTCCTTTTGGCACTGCTAACGATTACACAGCGGCGGCTTTGGCTCGACAAGTCCTGAAAGATAACGGCGGCGATATAGACCCACAGCTAGTATTTAATACTACTGCCGGCGTCAACATGATCGGTTTACAATCAGCGGTTAACTCTGCTGGTACTGATAGCATATTACGACAGGGCGTGTTGCTCGACGTTGCTGGTATGCCTTTACGTGAGTCAGCGCAGATCTTAACCCCAGCAATTGGTGACAGTGATGGAAACTTCACTACTACCACGGCTGGATTCGCAGTTGGTGTGACTAACATTCCTTTGATTACCGGCGCTAATGAGATTATCGCAGGTGATTCAATTACTTTCGCCGGCGACTCTAATCAGTACCTTGTTACAACTGGTATTGACGGGCCTGGCACTATTGTTATCGCGGCTCCTGGCTTACGACAAGCTATTGCAGCCTCAGCCATAGCAGTGGCAAGTGTTGCCGCTGGTGCGCGTAATATGTGTTTTGCACGATCTGCCTTAGTATTGGCGGCTCGTTCTCCTGCGCGTCCTGAAGAAGGCGATATGGCGGAAGACGTTATCATTATAACTGACCCGCGTTCTGGTCTGTCGATGGAATTCGCCATCTATAAAGGATATAGAAAGGTTCGTTACGAAGTTGGTCTAGCTTGGGGTGTGAAAAACATCAAGCCTGAACACACTGTAAACCTTTACGGCTAATATTAACCGTTTACTTTTGCGGCCTTCGGGCCGTGATTGTATTACTAACAGGTAATCAAATGAGCCACAAATTAGAAACAGTTACAGTATATCGAAACGGTAAGCCCGTATTGGTCAATAAATCAGATTTAAAAGATACTGACAAGTTAACCAACACTGTCAGTAAGTTAAAGAAATCAAAATCATCATATAAAGCATAGGTTTTTATAATGACAACAGTAGTCGAAACTGGTGCAATAGTAGCTGGAGCAAATTCCTATATAAGCGATGCAGATTTTGAAACTTATGCAACGAATCACGGCGCTATTGTTTTAGGTATTGCAGCCGAGTTATTGCTAAATGCGGCTATCTATGTAGAGCAACTACCGTTTATCGGTGACAAGCAAACCAAAGCCCAGACAATGCAATGGCCTAGATTTAATGTGTATCTTGATGGCTTCATAATAGATACAAATGAAATTCCCACACTATTAAAAGATTTGCAGTGTGAGGTAGCATTAGCGATTGATGGCGGCGACGATCCATTGGCTACAGTAGCTCGAGCAGTCAAACGCGAAAAAGTAGATGTAATCGAAGTTGAATATGCTGATAACGCAGCACCATTTGTTTACAATCTTAAAATTAAAGCATTAGAACGAAAGCTAACTAACATTAGTAGCGGTCTAGCGTTTAAAGTTGCTAGGGTATGACTTTTTACACTGGCCTAGCGTCAACAGCAGCAAGGCTGTTAAAAGATAAAGGGCAAACAGCAACGTGGTCGCATGATAACGAAGATGGCACGTTTAATCCAGCTTTAGGTGCAACAACAGGCGGCAGTACAACAGCATACACGGCAAAAGGTGTGTTGCTTGATTTTCAAACCAGTAGAATAGACGGAGCTTCAATACTGGCGACTGACAAACGGTTTTTGTTGGAAGTTGGAAGTAAGCCAGAAACCAATGATGTATTTACAGTTAATTCGGTGGCTTATCAGGTGGTAATGGTTAGAGAGACAATCCCAGCCGGAACTCCAGTTATATATGAAGTTCAGTTAAGGAGTTAACGTGTCATTCGCTTCAGAATTAAGAAATTTTACAGTAAAAGCCGAGCGCAATGCGGAGAAAGTATTTCGTGACACGACTATTGCACTGTTTAGTCAAATAATTAAAAGAACGCCCGTTAAGACGGGTAGGCTTCGAGGTAATTGGCAGACAGACGTAAACAGAGAAAAGGAAGCGGTTATCGAACGCTCCGGCGCTGAGGCCGCAATCAATGAGGTCGTCTTAGAGGCCTCACAAGCTAATCTAGGCGACTCTATCTATTTAACTAACAATCTACCCTATGCAAAAGTAATTGAAGATGGTAGCTCTACACAAGCCCCTAGCGGTATGGTTAAGGTCACAGCACTGGAATTTGAGCGAGAAATTAAAAAGCAATCTAGGCGTTTAATATGAGTTCTCACTTTTTAGACATATCAGCGGCACTTGACACGAACTTAAATACATTTGCGACAGACAATAGCATTCCAGTCGCTTGGGAGAATATCGACTACAAGCCAACTGTAGGAACATTATTTGTAAGACCTACATTATTACCAGCAGACACCGCCCCGATAGGGATTAGCTATATTAGCGCGTTAGATCACTTAGGTGTTTATCAAGTTGACGTAATCGCCCCATTGGACGGGGGAAAAGGGCAAGCAATACTAAAAGCAGACTTATTAGCCACGGCATTCCCACGCGGTGACTTAATATACAACAGTAAGATAGTAAGAATTAAATCAACATCGCGAAGTGCAGGCGTTCGTGATGGTGCATATTACATAGTGTCTGTTATAATCAATTATCAATCAATCACAGGAAATTAACATGGCTAACCCAATTACATTTGACGGCGTTGAAGTATCCATTAGCGCAGACGCACCACCAACTTATGATGCGGCAGGATTTGCCGATGCGGGTGTAACTTACACGGTTGTTGGCGAAGTAACAAACTTCCCAGACAAGGGCCGCGTTTATACTGACATTGCATACAATAACCTAGCTATTCGTGGAACTCAGCACATAAAAGGCTCATACGACGAGCCAGAAGTTCCCCTTGAAATTGGTGTCAGTCGAACTGATGCAGGACAGGTTATCTTAAAAACTGCCAGCACATCAGACGACAGCTACACGTTTAAGTTTGAATTTTCAAGCGGTGAGATTGATTACTTCCAAGCTAAAGTATTTAGCCTTGTTAGTGCCGGTGGTGATAGTGACACGCTTAGAGCTATTACAGCTAACTTGCGTATCGATTATCAAGGCGTTGTTGAAGTAGCTGCGTAATGGACTTATCTCTATTAATAGCAAATGATACAGCTGATTGCACTATTGTAAACCCGATCACGGGAAAGGATAGTGATATTGTCATAACGGTTTATGCTAGCCACACAAAGCAAGCTCAAGACGCCAGATTAAAAGCTGGCGATTTAAAAGACGTTGAAAGGTTTGCTGAATATTTGGCTGATATAACTACCGGCTGGGTTAATGTTGAACTTGAAGGAAAAGAGCTTATTTTTAACCGGAAAAATGCCTTAGATATTTACAATCATAAGGGGCAAATAGTAGCTGTACAGATAGCAAACTTTCTAGGTGATGAAAAGAGTTTTTTGCCCAAACGCTAGATGATTTGTGCAATTATGCGGATCAACTAGCTTGGGTTAATTCTCGGTCAAAAGATAGTAAGATTCCAAGGAGGGAATCACTAAAGTTTGACATGCCTAATATCGATTATTGTTATTATGTTGCAGAAATGGCAATGGAGTATGGGTTTAAAACTGAATGGTCAGAATTGAATGCGTGGAACAGTCTCACAGGGTCTAATTTAAACAGGTTTGAATCGAAAGCGGTGTATTTAATGAGCGTTACTTATCAAAACAAGCATGGTGAATATGACGGTAAAGACGCGCCACGTCCGTTTGTTGGTAACACTAGGCCAGATAGCAATTTAATTAAAATCGCGCTTAGGGGCAAATAATGACTGATGTTGCAAACCTATCAATACGAGTAGATTCTAAAGGCGTGCGTAGAGCTACGGGCGATCTGGACAGATTAGAAGGCAAGGGTGGAGCGGCTGCTTCAACAATTAAAAGACTCGGAACGGCATTTGCCGCACTTGGGGCGGCGGCGGCAATAAGAAGCACGATTAATTCCTTTGCTGAGTTCGAGCGCGGATTAATCGGCGTTGGAAAAACAACCAATATTGCTGGCGATGAGCTTGCAGGGTTAGGCCAAGACATTCGGGAGCTTTCTCGTGTTCTGCCTGTTGCTTCGTCTGAATTATTAGAGATTGCACAAAGTGCAGGCCAGCTTGGTGTTAATGGTACGGCTAATATTCTAAGATTTACTGAAACGGTTGGTAAACTGGGGTTGTCTTCTGACTTGGCAGGCGAGCAAGCAGCAACCTCGCTTGCAAGAATCCTGACAGTTACCGGAACGGCTATTAGTGATGTTGACCGACTCGGTTCTACTATTGTTCAGCTAGGTAATAATTTCGCAGCAACAGAATCAGAGATCACTAGCGCAGCCACGCGAGTAGCACAGGCCACCTCGCAGTTTGACGTTAGCGCGGCACAAGTACTAGGCATTTCCACAGCATTAAAAGCAGTAGGCGTGGAAGCAGAAGCCGGCGGTACGCAGATTGGTCTTTCTTTTCAAGCGATCAATGACGCACTGCGCGGTGGCGGCCAAGAATTGCAGCTTCTACAAGAAGTTACTGGCCGTGCAGGTGACGCACTGCGCGATGATTTCTTTAATGGGAAATCAGCACAAGTTTTTCAGGATTTTATAAACGGGCTTGGTGAAATACAATCTTCGGGAGGTGATGTTGCGTCAGTCTTGGGTGTAATGGGTTTAAATGGCGTTAGGGCAACTCAAGTCCTCGGTACGCTATCAACCAGAACTGATGTTCTAGCTGATGCTCTATCTCAAGCCAATAGTGAGTGGGAATCAAATATAGCACTAAACAAGGAAGCTGCGGTGGCTTCTACCTCATTTAGCGCACAATTGCAATTAGTTATGAGTGCTGCCGACGAAGCTGGGTCAGCTATAGGCGCAATTATAGCCCCTGCCGCTTTAGATGGGATGGCGTCATTTCGTGATGTGGCAATTTCTGTTGCTGAGAACATAGACACAGTGAAGACCGTAGGGCAAGGACTAGCACTTGTCATGGGTGCCAACCTTGTAACGGCAATGAGCAGGGCTGTTATTGGAATGAACGCGGCATCATTTGCAGCAACAACCCTAAAGGTGTCAATGGCCTTTTTAGGTGGCCCTCTCGGTGTGTTTATTATTGCGGCAGGATCTTTATTTCTATATGCGCGTAATGCCGCAGGCGCTAGCGACAGCACAGCATTGCTTGCAAAATCTGTTGATAAATTGACAGTAGCAGGAGCGAGAAAACGGTTACTAGAACTAAGCGATAATTTCGAAGATGCTAAAGAGAGGGCAAAAGATTTAAGCGAAGAACTAGCGGCTGTTCAAAAGTCGGAAAGTTTGTTCCCTGGGATGGCCGAGACAAAAGGTCTGCTAAAAACGGTACAAAAGAATTTTGATGACGCCACCAAAAAAGCAAATGAGTTTAAGCGTGTAAATAAGATACTAACGGATATTGTTAACGATCCAGATCGAGACGGAACGATAGCTGCCGCAGCCGCTAAAATTGTCGCTGAAGAAAAGGAAAAAGTAGATGCCATACTAGCCGGAAACATAGAAACAGCGGCGGCATTAGCTGCAAAAAAACAGTTGTTCCAAGATTCAGAGCAATTTCTACAGTCACTTAAAAGCCCTACTGATTTATTTAACGACCAAGTTTCTCAACTAGTAAAGTTCAGAACTACGGTTGACGCTGAAACGGGCAAAGCCTTGATTAGTTTTGATGAATATACACTGGGCATAAAGCTTGCTCGCGAAGAAATGGAGGAGTTGATTAAAAGCGGCAAAGTAGAAAACCCGCTAATTGCACAGGCTGACCAGTTCGCGCAATCAATAAAAACCTCAACACAGTTATATGATGACCAGATTGAAAAATTAAACCTTTGGAAAAATACCGTAAATAAAGCTACTGGTGAAGCACTAATAAGCCAGAAGCAATACGAGGTTGGAGTTGATCGGGCAAGATTGGCGCTAGACGGACTGAATGAAGCAGCCGGAGAAAGTAAATCATTATTTGGCGATTTAAAATCAGCATCAGAACAGTGGAGCAGGTCATTTGCCGATTCACTGGTTGAAGGCGGCCTAAACTTTGAGAACTTTGCCAATGGTATATTAAAACAGCTTCAAAAGATCGCGCTTGAAAAAGCATTCGCCCCAGTGTTTGGTGAGTTTGCTAGCGGCCTTACAAAATTATTTCAGCCTTCAACAATAGAAGGCTCTACAGCATCATTATTTGGTGGCGCACCATCAGCCAATGGCGGCGGAT